TAAGGATTCATACCCATTTAATGTAAGTATTGACCAGTATAATAACGGTGAAGGTGTTAAAACACAAACAGACTTAGAAAATCAACCAAACAAAATGTCAATGTTAGACAATTTAATGGCTGATTATAATGATGGTGCGGTTAGAGATAGCTTTTATGCACCACAACCAAATCAATTAATGAATAGATAAAATGATTAGCGCAGGTAAACAACAAGAATTAGTAACAACCAAATTGGCAACCATTGGTGATAGTATTGAGTCTATTGATACGACTGGATATACCATATCTTATTACGGTTTTTTAACATTAGGTAACACAAATGATACTATAACAATAACATTAAACGGTGTACCAGGTATCGAATTATCGATGATTGGTATGTTTGAATGCCCAATCCAAAAAATCACATTGACTGCCGTTACAGATAGTGGAATGGGTTCAGTTACAAAGGGTTTGCTGGCGTTTGGTGTTAAGCGTTACAAAAGTATTTTTTAATTTTTTTTACTCGGCACTTGACTTTTTAGAAAACCTTTCGTAATATTGTACCATAAACTTAAAAATAAATTTTATGGATTACAAAAACATCGATTGGAATCAAGCCGTTCAAAACACACTGGCAGATTACGAAAAAGCAAAGACCGTTAGACAAGGTTCGGAGCGAAAAGAAGTGGATCTTAGTAAGTATTTCACTTTAGCTTTGCCCGAAAAAGTCAATTCTGGTGAAAGAGTATTTAGGGTTTTACCGTTAGACCAAAATGGGAAATGGTATGAGATTGGAAAATTCCACAATCTTAAAGTTGGTAAAAATTGGAGTAAATTGTACGACCCATCACAAGATGGTGAAGAGTCACCTCTAAATGACATGTACAAGATTTACATGAACACTGGCGATGATGAAGACAGAAAAATCGCAATGCCTTACAAATCACGTGAATTTTACATTGTAAAAGGTATCGAACGTGGTAAAGAGCATGAGGGTGTTAAATTCTGGAGATTTCCTAAAGTAAAAGATGGTTCTGGTATCATGGATAAATTAGTTCCATTGATGAACCGATTAAATGACAAAAACCCTGGTTCTGGTGCTTTTTACCGTCCAGATGATTTAGGTCGTGATATCGTTATTAGCGTTGTACGTGATACGGTTAAAAATTACACAAAAGTTTCTCAAATTATGCTTGAAGACCCAACTCCATTGAGTGCGGATGCTGAACAAGCTACCGAATGGTTGTCAAACGAAATGACATGGAGAGACGTTTGGAAGAAAAAGCCAGTTGAGTTCTTGCGTATTGTTGCACAAGGTGGCGAACCTATTTGGGATAACGAATCTAAGCAATTTGTAGCTAAAGTTGATGATATGGGTGCTGGCGCTTATGGTACACCAACACCACCAGCACAAAGTGGTTATTCAGCCCCAGAGCCAACAAATTCTGATGACACTCAAGAAAGTGGTTCTGAGCCCGTTACACTTAACGTTGACGATTTACCGTTCTAAAAATAACATATTGAGCATGGACAGATACTTGGGCATATTGTCTTAGTTGGTGTCCATGCTCTTATTTTTTAATTAAAAACAAACATATTATATACAATGGCAGTTAAGAAAAAAGAATTTTCTTTTGATGATTTCAAGAAGAAAATGAGCACAACAACAAAATACAAACCCGATTTATTCTTAAATTGTGGTGAGGCGTTTTTAGAGGCATCTGGTGTTCCAGGCCCTTGCATGGGTCACATAAATATGTTGCTAGGTCATACAAACACTGGTAAAACTAGCGCATTAATTTCATCAGCGGTTGACGCCCAAAGACGTGGTATTTTACCAGTATTTTTGGTTACCGAGAAAAAATGGAGTTTTGAGCATTGTCAATTAATGGGAATGGACATCTATAAAGATGACGAGGGTGAATGGCAAGGGCTTTTCTTGTATCGTGACGATTTCAACTATATTGAACAAGTTACAGATTACATCAATGAAATCATGGACAAACAAGACAAAGGCGAATTACCGTATGATGTTTGTTTCTTCTGGGATTCAGTTGGCTCTGTACCATGTAAAATGACTTGGGAAGGTAAAGGTGGTAAACAACATACCGCAGGTGTATTGGCCGAAAAAATCAATATGGGTATCAACCAAAGAATTAATAATACTCGTAAAGAAACATCACCATACTTGGCTGGTTTGGTTGTTTGTAACTTACCATGGGTTAAATTACCAGATTCACCAATGGGTCAACCAAAAATGAAACCAAAGGGTGGTGAGGCTATCTACCAAGCAGCTACATTGGTATTCCGTTTTGGTAACGAAGCTGATGGTGGTATTTCTAAAATTGATGCAACTAAGAATGGTCGTAAGATCAATTTCGCAACAAGAACTAAAGTTACTGTTGATAAAAATCACATTAACGGACTTGGTTTTGCTGACTCACAAATCATTGTAACACCACATGGTTTCATTACAAGTGACAGAAGAGATGATAAAGCAGCTCTAGAAAAATATAAAAAAGAAACAGCCGAATATTGGGCTGAAAAGATAGGTGATAAAACATTTGAACTTGAAGAATATGAAGTTAAACAGAAAATCGCCTACTCGGACGAGGATTAACTGCCTGTTGATTGATGGGGAAGCCTTATTAAAACAAGGGTTTCATGGCGCCAAACAAGTACAAACCAAAAACGGTAGTGTTGGCGCCATCTTCCACTTCATTAATACAATCAAAAGATTCTACCAAGATTTTGGTATAACAAAAGTGGTTGTATTTTGGGAAGGTGAGAATTCAAAACAATACAGACAGGGTTATTATCCATACTACAAACAAAATAGAAACGATAAAGTATCTATCGATGAAAGACACGATTTAGATCGACAAAGATTACGAATTAAACAGTATTTAGAAGAGATTTTCATTAGACAGGTTGAAATTGATGGTTGTGAGGCCGATGATGGTATTGCACATTATGTTAGAAATTCACCAAATGAAAATAAAATGATTTATACCAATGATCGTGATTTACTACAATTAATCTCCGATGATACCAAAGTATACCTCTATGGCAAAAAAGCGGTTATTAATATCGATAATTTTAAAAATTATTTCGATTACCATTATGGTAACGTTGGTTTAATTAAAATTATTGCTGGTGATTCATCCGATAATATATCAGGGTTAGAGGGTATTGGTGAGGAAACTGTTTTAAAGTTATTCCCAGAACTAAAAAAAGAAAAAAAAGACTACGATTGGGTTATTGGTAGAGTTGATGAGTTGTTGAATGAAACACCAAGTAGTAAAAAATTACAGGTTATAAAAGAAGGTAAAACAAAATGGGGTACGTATGGCACTGATTATTTTGGGGTTATGAACAAAATAATTAATTTAGAACAACCAAACGTAACCGATGAGTTAAGATTGGCCATTATTGAAATGGTTAACGAACCGCTACACCCAGATGGTCGTGGTGGTATTAACAAAATAATGGAAATGATGAAAGAAGATGAATTATTAAATTTTTTGCCAAAATATGATGACGGGTTCTTTGTTTTTTGGTCTTCTTTTATTACTATTGTAAACAAAGAAAAAAAATTCTACGAACAAACAAAAAAGTAAATTTATGAGTACAGAAAATTCACAAAAAAAAGAGTTTAAAAAAGGTGCACAACCATTCGAATTCACAATCTATCTCAACGACAATATTATTGTACAGAGATATTTTAACGTAATTGGGTTTAACCAAAAGGCGGTTAACTCAATGAACTTTAAAGAAACGATTGATTACAATCAAGGTATTATTGAGCACCATTTAAAGGTTAAAACATTAGATTTTATGAACGATCATTCTAGATTGTTTTATGAGAATCCATCTTTTGACCAAAACAGTTCTAAAGATAAGATTAGAATGGTTGTAAAACATAACGATAAAGTTATTTCATATCGTGAATGGGATGCAACAATCTATCCAGTTAAAGTTAGATACTCTGTAGATATCCGTGAATATATTTACGAGATGATCACTAAAATACAAAAATGTTTATCTGAAAAAAATGATAGACTAGAAACTACTTATTTAACCTATGACCTCGCAGTATAATTATGAGCAGACCAATAAAAACACTATCCGATTTAGGAAGAGAATTCCAACTGGATTTGTTCAGAGAAATAATTATAGACCCGAAATTTGGTGAGACGGTAATTGATATATTAGATGCATCCCAATTCCAATTAGATGTATTCAAAAAATTAATATCAACTCTAAAAGTTTATCATAAGAAAAACGATGGTGTTATATTGAATTTCCCTGGACTTAGAGTT